GGGTGCCGTGACCGAGATCGAGCGCTATTTCCTTTTCATCGGCCCGGCCGCGGCGAACGTCGGCGAGCTGATCCCCCTGAACACCCAGAGCGATCTGGACGCGGCGCTGGGCGAAGCCGACAGCGACCTGAAGCGGCAGATCACCGCGGCGCGCCTGAACGGCGGCGACCGCTGGGCCTGCCTGGCTGCGCCGATCGATGCGGTAGCCGGCAACTGGCAGGACGCCCTGGAGTACTCCCAGCAGCAGGGCTTCTCGGTCGAGGCGGTGGTGATCACCACGCCGGTGACCAGCGGCGCCGAGCTGAGCGCGATGCACGACGCCGCGGTGATGCTGAACAGCACCTACGGCCGCCGCGCGTTCGTCATGGCGGCCACCGCCGGTTGCGATCCGGACCTGCAGACCTGGAACCAGTACCTGATCGAGCAGCGCGCCATCGTCCAGGACCTGGCGGCGCCGCGCGTGATGGTGGTACCGCAGCTGCACGGCAACGACCTGGGCGTGCTGGCCGGGCGCCTGGCCAACGCCGCGGTGAGCATCGCCGACAGCCCGATGCGCGTGGCCACTGGCGCCGTGCTGGGCCTGGGTGAAACGCCGGTGGACGTCGACGGCATCCCGCTGCCCTCGGCCATCCGCGGCGAGCTGGACAGCGCCCGCTTCAGCGTGTCGCAGACCTACCCCGACTACCCGGGCGTGTTCTGGGGCGACGGCAACATGCTCGACGCACCGGGCAGCGACTTCCAGGTGGTGGAGTACCTGCGCCTGGCGGACAAGGCCGCGCGCCGCGTGCGCATCCTGCTGATCCAGCGGGTCGCCGACCGCCGCCTGAACAGCACCCCCAATTCCATGGCCGCGGCCACCAGCGCGCTGATGGCGCCGCTGCGCGCCATGTCGCGTTCGGTGCAGTTCGCCGGCCAGGTGTTCCCGGGCGAGATCGAGCCGCCGAAAGACGGCGACATCGTGCTGGTGTGGCAGAGCAAAACGAAGGTCGAGGCCTACCTGAAGCTCAAGCCCTACAACTGCCCGAAAGACCTCACGGCGAACATCGCCCTCGACCTTTCCAACGACGATTCGGAGTAAGCCCGCATGGCACGTATCGGTGGCAAAAACTTCGACGTGAACCTGGGCGACCTGCTGGTTCACGTCGAGAGCTGCACCCTGGACATCACCGACAACACCGCGGTGGCGCAGGACAAGGGCGTGCCCAACGGGCACGTGGACGGCGATGTTTCCGCCGGCGGCGAGATGGAATTCGACACCGCCAACTTCAACCTGCTGATCGAGGCCGCCAAGCGCGCCGGCAGCTTCCGCCAGCTCGATCCGTTCGACTCGGTGTTCTTCGCCAAGGCCGGCGAGGAGGAGCTGCGCGTGGAGGCCTTCGGCTGCAAGTTGAAGGTATCCAGCCTGCTGAACATCGACCCCAAGGGCGGCGAGAAGAGCAAGCACAAGGTGCCCTTCGACGTCACCAGCCCGGACTTCATCCGCATCAACGGCGTGCCGTACCTGACCGCTGAAGAGATCGAGGGCCTGCGCTGATGGCGGACTGGGTCGATCGCGCGGTTGACCGCGAAGAACGGGAGCTGGAGCGCGCCCTGGCCGCCCAGCTGGCCCGCTCACCGAACGGCCCGAGCCTGCACCACTGCCAGGACTGCGACGAGGAGATCCCTGCCAAGCGCCGCGCGCTGGGTGGGGTGACCCGCTGCACCCCGTGCCAAACCCTTTTCGAGAAGCGAGCCACCCGATGAGCAAGAGCCCCTGGCCGAACTTCAGCTACGCCGAGCTGCGCTGCAAATGCGGCCGCTGCGGCAGCGACGGCACCGAGATGGACCCGGCCTTCATGGAGGCGGTGCAGCAGCTGCGCGAGCTGTACGGCCAACCGCTGGTGGTGAGCAGCGCCTACCGCTGCCGCCAGCACCCGGTGGAGGCCCGAAAGACCAAGCCCGGCGCGCACAGCACCGGCGCGGCGCTGGACATCGCCTGCAGCGGTGCGGCGGCGGTTTCCATCCTGCGCCTGGCCATGACGCTGCCCTTCACCGGCATCGGCATTCAGCAGAAAGGCAGCGGGCGGTTCATCCACCTGGACATGGCGCCGGCCGAGCAGCTGCCCCGCCCGATGATCTGGAGCTACTGACCATGAAGTACTCGTTCAAGACCCAGCTGTTGGCCTGCGCGCTTGCCCTGGCCACCACCCTCGGCATTGCCGCCTGCGCCGGTAGCAACCCGGTGGCCACCGCCGCCGGCACGCTGGTGAGCCGCTACTGCGCGACGCCGGAGATCGGCCGCAGCGTGCTGCGCGAGGCGATAGCCACCAGCACGGCGCCGAACCGGATCCGCGTGGAGTGCGCCGCCGATGCCTTTTGAAAGCGACCTGGAGCTGCGCCATGTGCCCGGCGACGCGCTGTGGAAGGTGGTCAAGCCGCTGCAGTACCGCACCGCCGACGGGCGTCGCGTGATCGTGCCGGTGGGCTACCGCACGGACCTGGCCAGCGTGCCGCGCCTCGCCTGGCGCATCGTGCCGCGCGATCACGTGCAGGCCCGCCGGCCGGCCGTAGTGCACGACTTCATCTACACGAACCTGACCCACCGCTTCACCAAGCGCGAGGCGGACAGGATCTTCCACGCCGCCCTCCTCGAGGAAGGCATGAACAAGGCCCTGGCCTGGCTGATGCACGCCGCGGTGCGCATTGGCGGGCGTGGCAACTGGAGCGCCTGACATGGGCCTGCTGGAGAACCTGATGAACCTGCTGCCGGAGCTGCTGCTGACCGCCGTGATCGGCTTCCAGGCACATCTGTTCCGGCAGGTGAGCGAGGCGCGACGCGAGCACCTGGAGCTGCGCGTGGAGATCGCCCAGAACTACCCGAAAACCACCGATTTCGAGCGTGCAATGGACAAGCTGGAAAGCAACCTGCGCGCCCACATCGAAGCCCTTATGAGGAACAGAGCATGACCGCACAACGCCAGATCGTGATCACCATCGGCGCCACCGACTTCACGTTCAACCTGTCCGCCCAGGACGTGACGAAGTACTTCAACGCGCTGACCCCGAGCAACAAGGTCGCCCCGGGCCACAACCTGCTGACCACCACCGTGCAGCCCGACCAAAAGGACGCGCTGCGCCCGCTGCTGGCCAACCCGGTGCTGACCATGCAGGTGGCCGGCACGCTGCTCGAGGAGTACAGCCCGGACGTTGAGGTGGCGGTAAAAAAGCCCTGCACCGAGCCGAGCGACTGACCGAAGACGGCCTGGGCCAGCTGATGGCCCTGGCTGAACGCTGGCTACCAGGTGCGGAGCCCACACCCGACAACATGGGCACCGCCAAGTGGCTGGAAGACGAGTACTGGAGACGCATGGAAATCGCCGTATCGAACGGCATTGCCCATGCGTTGAACGGTTAGCAAAAGCCCGGCACTTGGCCGGGCTCTGGTGAGGCGAGATGGCTTACGCAGTTGCAGACGCATACGTACCGAGCGGGTCTTGGTCTGGGTCCATGGCCCGGATGATGCCCAGCAAGTTGCTGTCGATGATCTGCAGGATGCTGCTCAGCCCGTCGACCGAGTTGTACGCCAGCTGCAGGGTGTTGCGTTCGCCAGTCAGCACGTCGTCCAAGAACTGGATCATGCCGCGTGTATCGGTCGCCAGGTCCATCGCCGCGATGATGCCGGCAGTCCGTTGGCTTCGGATGTGGGTGGTCGGGGTATTGGCGGTGCGGGAAGGTGCTGCGGATAGTTTGCGAGCCATGGTGGCCATCCTCTTCGTAGTTCGTCGGTTGGCACCCTGTTCAGGGGTGCCGGGAGCTAAACAGGCCTACGAAGCAGCCCGGACTTCTTCCCCTTTCGGGTCTTGTATCCGTCGCACTCCCGACATAACGCATGCGCGCACAAATTGCGGGCGCAAAAATACCGCATCTGTCGGGGCGGGTCACCGCTTCGTAGTTCAAGGTGTGTTTAGCACCTGGGGGCAGAGAATGTCCTTGACGGCAATATTTGTCAATATATGCCTATATATCCAGCGCTGGGCGCTCAAAAGGCCCGAGCACCGCCCCGAGGATTGCCATAGCAAGGGCGGGCTCGAACCCGGACTTATTTCCAATACGGTCTTGTATTCGTCGCACGCCCGGCGCGCGGAGCATACAGAAAAAACCCCGCTCGGGGCGGGGTGGGCATGGCAACACGGCGCGTCAGGCGCGCTTCTTCTGTTGCTCAGCCTGCCAGCCCTTGCAGGCCAGCGCGAGGGTGCGCGGTACGCTCTCACGCCCGCTGCTGTAGCGGCTAATGGTGCGGGCCGCGACCCCCAGTGCGGCGGCGGCTTGTTCCAGACCGAAACCGGTGCTGGCACGCCAGCCAATGAAGGTGCGGGTGTTTTCGTCCGGCGCCGCTTGAGCCAGCGCATCGAGCAGCAAGGTGTCGGCGCCGATCTGGATGTCCAGCGCGGGCCACTCGACCGTCCAGCCATCATCGCCCAGCGCCGCGCCGGCGAATGCCTTGCGATCCTTCAGGGGCTTGAGGCCGGGGTAGGTGGCCACGTCCTCTCTCATATCCAGTTCGAAGCGGCGGCCATCGACAAAGGTCAGCGTCAGCTTGTGGCCGGGACGTGCCTGCACAGCCCGCAGGCGGGGGCGTTTCATGGATGCCATAAGTTCCACTCCTTTAGCAGTGCAATTCGGTTCGCGCGTACCCAGGCCAAGGCTTCCTCCAGCACGACCTTGGGTGCTTTGCCAAGCATCACTTCGCCTGTTTCCAGGCTGATCTGTACGTCCACCCCGGCGCCGGTCAAGTGCACATGCGGCGGCAGGTGGTCCTTCTCCCGCAGCTCGATGCGGTACTTATCGCGGAATCGGTGTTTGGTAGACATGGCCGGACTATATCGCCAATTTGGCGATACCTCAAGCGAGGTGCCCCATGGCTACTAACAACGCCGCTCTGAACTTCATCCTGAAGCTGACCGACCAGGTCAGCGCCCCGCTGGGCAAGGTGAAGATGGGCTTCAACGAGCTGGCCGAGAAAGGTCAGGACAACATCCGGCAGATGGGCTTCGGCCTGGCCGGCATGGTGGGCGCTGGGCTGGCCATCAACGAATCGCTGCAGCCGGCGCTGGAGATGAACCGCGCCCTGGGCGAGGTGAAGTCCCTCGGCGTGGCCGAGGACGCGCTGCAGCGGCTGAACGACAAGGCGCTGGAGTTCTCCGTGGCCTACGGCGCGAACGCCCGCGACTTCGTGGCCTCGGCCTATGACATCCAGTCGGCGATCGCCGGGCTCACCGGCGAGCAGCTGTCCTCGTTCACTAATGCGAGCAACCTGCTGGCCAAGGCCACCAAGGCCGACGCCGGCACGATCACCAGCTACGTCGGCACCATGTACGGCATCTTCAAGAACCAGGCCGATGCCATGGGCAAGGCCGAGTGGGTGGAGAACCTGACCGGCCAGACGGCGCTGGCCGTGCAGATGTTCAAGACCACCGGCAAGGACATGAGCGACGCCTTCACGTCGATCGGCGCCAGTGCGACGTCCGCCGGCATCGGCCTGTCCGAGCAGGTGGCCATCCTCGGCACGCTGCAGGCGACCATGGGTGGCGCCGAGGCCGGCACCAAGTACAAGGCCTTCCTATCCGGGGTGGGCGGCGCGCAGGAAAAACTGGGCCTGTCGTTCACCGACAGCCAGGGCCGGATGCTGCCGATGCTGCAGATCCTGGATAAGCTCAAGGGCAAGTTCGGCGACACGCTGGACGTGGCCGAATCCGACGCGCTGAAAAAGGCGTTCGGCTCCGACGAGGCCGTGGGCCTGATCAAGCTGCTGATGACCGACACCACGGGGCTGGCCAACAGCATGGAGCAGCTGGGCAACGTGCACGGCCTCGAGCAGGCCGAGAAGATGGCCAAGGCGATGGTCGACCCCTGGCAGCAGTTCGGCGCCGCGGTGCAGGCGGTACGCACAGCCTTCGGGCAGGCGCTAATCCCGATGCTGACGCCGCTGATGGAGCGGCTGACGGGCATCGCCGCGACAGTCACGCGCTGGACGCAGCTGTTCCCCAACCTGACCCGCGTAGTGGGTATGACGGTGCTGGGCGTGTTCGGGCTGATCGCGGCCATCGCCGCGCTGTCGTTCATCGTCAGCATGGCCAAGACCGCGTGGCTGCCGTTCCTCTTTCTGCAAAAGATCGGGCTGGCGGGCTTCATCAAGCAGGAGATCGCCATCATGGCGGTGGCCCTCAAGATGGGCGCGCTGGCGGTGTGGACGAAGGTGGCATCGGCCAGCATGTGGCTGTTCAACGCGGCGCTGTGGTCGAACCCCGTCACCTGGGTGGTGATCGGCATCATCGCGCTCGTCGCAGCCATCGCAGCGGCCGTCATCTACTGGGACGAGATCACCGCGGCGATCATGAACACCGCCGCCTTCCAGTGGGTCGCGGCCCAGCTGACCGCCCTTTCCGATTGGTTCGACTCCATGGGCGGCTGGAGTGGCATGGCCAAGGCCGCGTGGGACGGCATCGTCGCGATCTTCCACAACGCCATCAACGGCCTGATCGCAATGCTGAACAAGATCCCGGGCGTGGAGATCGACGCGAAGCTTGGCGCCATGCCGGAAGTACCGGCGCTGATCGCGACACAGCCGCCCAGCACGCCGGCGATTGACCGTGCAATGCGCCAGGCGCTGCCGTCCACAACGCCAGCCGTACCGCCCCTGGTGCTCGCACCGATGCCTGCCGCCCAGGCTGAGCAGACCCAGCAACGCATCAACGAGCCGCTGGCCGGGCTTGCGCCGCAGCGTGCCAACGCGGTGCCGCCGGGCGGCCTGCTGACCAGCATCCAGAACACCAGCAACCAGGACAAGGGCACCCGGGTTGAGAAAGTCGAGATCCACACCGGCAAGGCGATGAGCCCGCTGGAGCTGGAAAACATGCTGGGCATGGCGGTGGGCGGATGAGCGAATACATCGACCTGCTGATTGCCGACAACGACCTGGTGCTGGACCTGTCCCGCCAGCCGTTGCTCGTCGATGACCGCGCGAGCATCGCCCAGGACATCGCTCACATGATCCGTGACAGCGGGCTGCTGGTGACGCTGGTGGCCGAGCGCGACCGGCTGCGCCAGCGCGATTGCATCCAGCAGATGGAGCTGCTGGTGGAGGCCGACGAGCGTCTGGTGCCCGGTACCGCACTGATTACTCAAGTGGAACCAGGCCAGTACCTGGTGACCGCCAAGACCCTGAAATTCGGCAGCATCGAGGTGGCCCTGTGAGCGACGTGGATTTCAAGCAAGCGCTGATGGATGCGGGCATCCCCACCACCGAGGCGGGCCTGCGCCAAGCCTGGGAAAGCGAAGTAACCGCCCAGGGCAGCCAGCTGAGCAACACCAGCGCCTATTCGCCGTTCTGGCGCGTCGTCACCGCGCTGGTGACCAAGCCCGTGCTGTGGCTGCTGGAATTCGTTACCGGCACGGTGCTGCCGAACTTCTTCGTGAAAACCGCCACCGGCGCCTGGCTGGACATGCTGGCCTGGGCGGTGAACGTGGAACGCAAGCCGGCGACCCGTGCCATCGGCACATTGCTGCTGACCCGCGGCACGCCCGACGGCGCTCTGGAGGTGCCCGCCGGCACCCGCGTGCAGTCGGCCCCCATCAACGGCACGGTGTATGTGCTGGTGACCACTGCGGCGGCCAGCTTTGCGGATGGCCAGCAGCAGGCGAGCGTGCCCGTCAGGGCACTGGAGGCCGGTAGCGGCTACAACCTGGCGCCCGGTTACTACGCGATCCTGCCGGAGCCAATACCCGGCATCGTCCAGGTGGTGAACGCCGACGGCTGGCTGACGCAGCCAGGCGCCGACCAGGAGCCCGATGACCAGCTGCGCCTGCGCGTGCGCAACCAGTGGTCCGCGGTGAACCAGTGGCACACCGATGCGGTGTACCGGGCGCTGATCGCCGCCTTCCCGGGCGTAAGCCCGGATGGCGTGTACTTCGAGCACGGCGCACCGCGCGGCCCCGGCAGCGCCAATGCCTACGTGCTGTTCGAAGCCGGGGTGCCGGCCGAGACGTACCTGGAGCAGATCAACACGCATATCCGCGAGCGCGGTAACCATGGCCATGGTGATGACCTGCTGGTGATGGCGATGCCGGAAACCCTGCACGACATCGGTCTGACGATCTGGCCGCGCTCGACGCTGACCGCCACGCAGCGCGACACGCTGCGCGATGAGGTGGAGCTGTTCGTTCGAGCGGCCTTCCGCGAGAGCACGCAACGCGATTACCAGCCGACGCTGACCTACCCGCAGGCGCGCTTTTCCTTCAGCCGCCTGGGCGAGGAGCTGCATCAGCAGTTTGCGGGCATCGAGTCGCTGGACTTTGCGAACACGGACATCGTGTCCGAGCTGAGCATTCCCCGTATCCAGAGCCTGGAGGTGGTGAATGCGTAAGGGAGGAAAGACGGCGACCGGCGAAAACCTATGGGGAGGGGCGTCCGACCGGCCGGCCGTCACTGGCAATGACCGGTGCCGGGCAGCGAAGTTCCCCGGCGAGGTGCGCCGATGATCAAGCTCGAGCTGCCTTTCTGGCTCGCCGGTACCGAGCTGACGAAGCTCAAGGCCGCGGCCACGTCCTGGTGGGCAAAGGTGGGAGGCTGGCTGCGCTGGCCCCTGCTGCAGATGGACGCGGACACCTGCCACCTGACGATCCTGGACCTGCTGGCCTGGCAGCGGGACATCGCCCGCTTCAAGGGTGAGCCCGAGACGCTGTACCGCCTGCGCGTGAAGCATGCCTTTGTCAACGCAGTGGACGCCGGCAGCGTGGCGGGCTTCAAGCGAATCATGCAGCGCCTGGGCGTGGGCTACGTGCGCATCGAGGAGCGCCTGCCCGATCGGGACTGGGACGTGGTGCAGCTGCACCTGAGCGATTCGCAGCTTTCGACCAACCCAACGCTGCTGGATCTGCTGATTTACCAGTATGGCCGGACCTGCCGGCGGTACGAGTTCGTGGGCACGTCAGTCGCGGCAATGCGGATCTCCGTGATGGAGTTCAGCAACGACCAGGAACAGATCGTGGCCACACACGACAACGTCGGCACGCTCCGCATCCGGACGGCCGTCATGGAATACAGCAATGACCAGCAGACGCTGGTCGTCACCCAGCAATAGGAGCGCCTTATGGGGGCCAGTATTACGTTCGCAGGCGAAAGCCTCATTGCGCAGAAGCAGGGGGCGCGCGAGGCGTTGGCGATCGCTCGTTTCGTGCTTGCCAATATACCCGGCCTCGATGCCGGCCAGCCGGTCGATCGGCAGTCGGCGATGCCTCCGACTGAGCAAATCGTCTTCGATGGCAGCGTGACCAAAGATGCGTACCTGTCACCGAACCAGGTCGTGTACAGCCTTTCGCTGGGCAGCGATGTGGGTGACTGGGATTTCAACTGGATCGGCCTCGTCAGCACCGAGGACGTGCTGTTCGCAGTTGCTTATGTGCCGTTGCAACAGAAGCGCCGGGAGATCCCGCCGCTGCAGACGGGCAACAACCTGACGCGCAACTTCCTGGTGGTATTCGACGGGGCCCAAGAGCTGACGGGGGTCACCATTCCTGCAGAGACCTGGCAGTACGACCTAAGTGGGCAGCTGGCCGGAAAGCTGGACACGGCGTTGCTGGCCGGCGGCACCACCGGCGACGTGGCGGTGGGTACCGGCAACGATGCGCAGCCGATCGACTGGGTACCCCGGGGCGCCATTGCCGCGGCGGCCATGCCGATGGCGGCGCCGTTCCTGGCTGAAGCTGGCGCGCGTTACTGCCTGCTGAGCAATGCGGCCACGGCGACGCTGCCGCCTGTCGCGGATCTGGCGCCAGGCGCCGCCGTGGCATTTGTGAAGGTGGCTGCAGCCACACAACCACTGGTGATGGTGGACGGTTCGGGCGGCGAGACGATCACTCATAGCGGGATCACCGACACGGGTTTTTACCTGGACATTAACGCAGAGGTCATCGTCGTGTGGAACGGCGCTGGCTGGGAGGTTTAACGCATGGCTTTTTCATTGAAAGCGAAGTTGGGCGGCGGTGGCGGACTGCAAAAACTGGCCGCCGAGCCAGGAACGATTTTGCGTGACAAGAGCATCTCCCTGTCCGGGCCAGGCGCCGAGCAGCTTGTGCTTGCTCTGTCGGGCAAGTTTTGCGTTTCAGGCTTAGCGCTGACACGCGGCCCGAACTCCGCGGCGGGTGACCTAATAGTGCGAATGATCGTGGATGGGGAGGAGGTTTGGAATGCGTCGTTGGTGCTGGGAGCGGTTGGCGGTACTCCCCAGCACCTGTTCATGTTTGGCGTGACTGTCACGTCACTTGGATCAGGCACCATGTCAGTATCGGAACCGCCGTTTGTGGTTGAAAACTCGCTTCAGCTTTTCATCACACTCCCTGCAGGAACCACTACGACGACCCTTCAATACTGCGCGAGGCCCATTAAATGAGCACCCCTGAACTGAACGTGGTTTTCGATAGTGGAACGCACCGTATCGAATCAACAGGTGTTCCTTATGTCGCGCCAGAGACTCCAGATTACGGCACGACTATCACCCGCCGCGCCTTCCGCGCCCGCTTCAGCACGGCCGAAAAAGTCGCCATTGAAATGGCCTCGCTCGACGACCCCGCGGCAGCGATGGAAGCACGAAGTCAAGCCGCCATGATCCGCGCGTATCAAAAGGACGTCGATTCGGCCGAGCATATCGACCTGGCCGACCCGGCTACCGCCGAGGGTGTGCAGCTGCTCGAGGCGGCCGGGCTGCTTGCGGCGGGGCGCGCCGCAGAAATCATCGAGACGCCGGTCACCTGGGATGAGCTGCCGAGCAATCTGCAGCAAAGCCTGCCGGCATGACCTGGACTCCGGTGACCATGCGCTGGCCCGAGCAAGCCACCCAGTGGATGGCGGATCTCGACGCGGCCAAGAACCTGGCCGGCGGCGAGCTGGCCAGCACAGCGCAGCGGCTCGCTGGGCTAGACGGGCTCACCACCACCAACCCGGGACCGGTCGGCGGTGCTGCCGCCGGCGCGATCGCCACCGGGCGGGCCGCGCTGGGCAGCCAGCTGGGCGAGGCGCCGGCCTGCCTGGTGGTGACGCCGTTCCAGAGCGGCATCGGCCAGGGGCGCGGCAACCAGCGTTTCCTGTCGGCGCCGAACCTGCTGCAGCAGCTCGCCGGCAAGCTGGTGGACCCGTCCGACCAGGGCACGCCCAGCGGGCCGCAGTACGCCCTTTCCCTGCTGTTCCTTTCCACCCGCTTCGACCAGCTGGCCGACACCCTGGCGCGCTTCAACGCGTTGCTGCCGGTACCGGACCTGGTGCGCACTGAGCGCCGTGCCCGGCACCTGTCGCGCCTCGAGGCAGAAAAGTGGGAGATGCCCAGCGCCGGCCCGCTGCCCCGCTGGGGCGCGCTGCCGCTGGAGCGCTGCACGGTGACCAAAGCCGCGAAGCAATCGATCGCCGGCCAGTTGGCGATGCTTGAGAGCTATGCCGCCGACAGCTCGCCGATGGCGGACCTCGCCGCGCTGGCCAGCCGCAAGGCCAGCCAACAGCAGGGCCGCGATCAGCAGCTGGCGGACCTGAAGGCACTGCTGGCCAACGGCAACGCCGACACCAGCATGCGCGCCCGGCTGATCGGCCCTGGCGATGCCAGCGAGCTGCGCCGGCAGCTGCTCGAGGGCGATGCGCCCGGGCATGAATGGGTATTGAGTGCGGGCCTGCTGCTGGTGGGCTCGCTCGACGGGCTGAGCTTTGTACGGGAGCTGGTGGGCCTATGACGCTGCTGCTCGATGGTGAAAAAGTGCGGGGCAAGGGCCTGAAAATCACGGCCAACCTGCGCATCGAAAGTGACGACATGTCCGGGCAGACGAGCAACAGCACGTCGGCGCACAAGGGCTTCAAGCCGAAGACGCTGACCGTCTCGCTGATGATCCCCTTCGTCGACCAGGTGCAGCTGCGCGACCTGATGCGCCTGGCCGAGGCCACCGAAGGCGGCGGCCAGCTGAAGACGTACCGCATCGTCAACGACACCGCCACGGCCTTCGGCGTGCGCCAGGTGCAGTTCTCCGATGGGGTCAGCGCGCGCGAGGACGATTCGCTGGCCGCTTGGCGAGTGCAGTTCACCCTGGCAGAAAAGCTCTCCAACCCCGAGCGGGTGGAGAAACGCCGCCAGCCCAACGCGGTCACCAGCCAGTCGGCGCCCGGGCAGGCGGTCAGCTCGACCGGCACCGCCGCCGGCGATGGAGCAGCCGCACCTGGGCAGGAACTTACCGGCTTCGAGGCGACGCTGAAGAATCTGGACAACTGGCTGGGCGGTTCCTCATGAGCATGAAGCTGCACAAGGTGCTGACCATCGGCGGCACCGCCTACCCGCTGGTCAAGGACGAGGTGCGACTGGAGCTGAAAAGCCCGGGCCGCGCCTCGTTCACCATCCAGGCCGACGCCCCGGTGAAGGGCCTGGTGACGCTCGACATCGGTTACAACGAGGCGACGCTGCAGCGCCACTTCATCGGCTACGTGGAGCGCTGCACCGCGGCCAGCAGTGTTCAGCAGGTGCTGATGTGCCGAGAGCTGGCGGCGATCCTGGCGAACCCGATGCCGATGAACCTTCGCCATGTCGACATGACGATGGTGCTAGCTGCCGTCAGCGAGAAAACCGGGCTGCGCTTCCGCGTGCCCGAGCGGCCCTATGCAAAGGTGAAGACGCCCTTCTTCTACAGCCTGGCCGCCGGGTACCAAGCGATGGACAGTCTGGCCCGCGTGTTCAGCATCCCCGATTTCATCTGGCAGCAGCAGGGCGATGGCGAGGTATTCGCCGGCAGCTGGGCGGACAGCTTCTTCGGTGCCCGCGCACCGCTGCAATTGCCGGTCGAGCTGTTCGATGGCTACCAGGGCAACCAGAGCGCCATGATCGCGGCCCTGCCCGGCCTGCGGCCTGGTGCGACGATCAACCAGGGCGAGCGGATCACCAGCGTGACGCTCGCCGACAACAAGATGGCCATCCGATGGACGACGCAATCCGCCGCAGCGTAGAGCGGCAATTCCCCGAGCTGACCGGCGGTTATCACCTGCCCCGCTTCGGCCGCGTGGTGGCGGTACCGGATGCGCCGGCGGCGCCTG